GTTCTGCACCTTGATTAGTCATTTCTTCATCCTCACTCTGTAGTAGATCCTTGATCTTTGGGTGGACATTTGGATCCGCTACGATCTTAGGTAGAAACTCTTGGCGCGCTTTTATATTTAAAAAGAAAGTCGGCTGTAACATTGACTCACTTATTAATTGTCTTAATTGTTTTCTTGTTATTTTCATTAGTAATAATCCTCTTCTTTTACATCTAACATACTAAGTATTTGTTGCGGCATGTATGAAAGTTCGTCTCTAGGGTCGTCTCGTACATGAGAGTCGGCCATGCCGCTTTGTTCACCCTTAGACTTTTTCATCAGAGATCGTCTTAAATTTTGATACCCAGGCGTTGTGTATGCTGTATTATATAAATCTTCATAGTCTGTGATCCCCATTGACATGTCTTCTTCAACTCTTCGCTTCATAAGGTCTTTTAATTGTTGTATCGCAGGACTATAGTCGCTTTGCAAACGATCATCTGACACATCGTAATCATCGTCGGAGTCTTCAAACTCATCAAATAAACTTTGATATTGTGTTTCTTCAGGTGTTAATGAGCCACCGTCGTCAGGTTTTCCGTCAAAAGTGCCGGCCATTACACGTGCCATATCTGGGTCTGTATCTAGTAAATCAACTATTCTAGGATCTGCTGTTTTTCTTATCTCTTCATCTCTGTCCCATTGCTTTCTATAACGAGGAGATGTATGTTGTCGGCCCATGTCAAGTGCGATACCTTTTTTTGAACCTAAAGGGTACTGATCATCAACAGTCGGACCTGAAGCAAACACTGTTTCGTTTATTAGCTTTCTTAATTGTTTTCTTGTTATTTTCATTCTACCACCATGTGTAACTTTTTTTCCCACCAAAAAGATTAGGATATCTACCAATCCGGCATGACCAATATCTTTTTGACATCTTATCTTTAGTTTCTTTGCACTTATGTCGTGCTACAAATGACTTGCGACGTTTTAGACTTTTCAATCCAACGCTCATACCTCGCGCGCCAAATGTTAATTTCTTAACCTTTTTTGTTTTAGGGTTCTTAACGTATACTACGTATTTCCCACCTTTGTTTCCACTATTTCGTTTTGGTTTATTTAACTTAACTTTGCGACCTTGATATTCAGCTTCATCAAGTGTATACATTTCTAAAATAGGATAGTCTAAAGCCACAACCATACCGTTGTACTCGGCTAGTTGGCCAATATCAGTTTTGATTAAATCATAATCATCTTCATTTAAAGCTATTTCGCCGCTTTCATAAGCAGTTCTTGCCTCGTTTATCATTGCGAAAAAAGATTTTGAACCTGGTCTGTAAATGCTTTCATTTAACGGTATATTATTTTCTACGTGGTGTCTTAAACCCTCTGATAAAAGTTTTTTATTTTTCATTTTTTCTCTCTAATACAACTAAATTTGACATTGAAATACTTGTGCGCTTATTACCTTCTCTTATAATAGCAGTCTTCGAAGAAGTATTGATATGACGTATTTCTTCCAAAACGCCTACATGCATCTCTTGTTGTTTGTTGCTTAGGTCAGATGTTATGCCTGCGACTAAGTCATTAATTTGAGGAGGTGTTATCTCAACTTGTACTTTTGATCTTTGTTTGGCTATTCTTCTACAAACTAGTTTTGACACAGGAAATATTTTTGGATAATAGGACTCATCATGTGATTTCACAATTAAATCATACTGCCCAACAACAGCAACAATACAAACACTACTCTTTAGAAGTTTAAAACTTTTATTTTGTTCTAAAAAGTTATCAACAATTATTTGATCGCCTTCTTTAAATTCAACTTCCAACACAATCAACTCCCGATATGATTATATATCAAAATTAGCAGTAGTTATCTTTATTTTAACTTTCTTCTTGTAAACTTATTTACTTCGCTTAAAGACTCTAGAATAACAATCTTTACGTCATTGTTTTCTTGTACTGACATCATTTTATGTTTAGCAGCATCAGTCCAGTAACCCTTTACTTCTATATAAGTGTCATAGTCAGGTAAGTAAAAATCAGGAATATAATTTCTTTTGCGACCGGTCTTTGAATGATATCCTAACTTCATGTCTTCACGGCGATCCCAAGTTATCTTAAGATGATCAAGACGTTGTGCCATGGCTACCTCCCATGTACTGTCCATCATCACTAAGCTTCCGTCTTTACATTTGTATTTAGACTGCTTGCTCCATAACTTCTTTTTCTTTTTTCTCTTTTTTGCCATAATATGTACCCTTATTATACATATCTAGTTCAAATAATTCGTTTATTTCAGAAAACAAAGTTGAGTTTTCTAAATAAGGATCGAAAATAGAAACACCTGTCATGTCTTCTGTATCATCATCAGGCCCAAAATCTGGGATATCATGATTTTTAACTTCATTTTCCATACTAAACCTCCTGTATATAAGATTAAATATTTATTCTTAAATTATTGATTTAGTAAAACGTTTTGCACTAAATGTTCAATGTCATTGAACTGTTACAAACGAGAAACAAGATGGTGGACCCGGCGGGAGTCGAACCCGCGTCCGCAATAGTCTTAGTTTGAGTCATTCACAAGCTTATCTGATTATTTCTCCAACCAGCAGGATAATCACCTTTTTAACCATCGAACTCTTGTGTGATCTTAGAGTTTCCACCTGACTAAACAGGGAACCATTGTGGATATCGGCAAAGTCCGCTAGACTCCCTTATAACTTTTTCGTCTCATCCATCTGACTAACCTCTTGTTTTACACCGAAAGAGGTATCGGCGCCAATTAAGCAGCTAAAGCTACAGAATCGAAATGCGAATTATTATTTGCAATTATAAAATTTGAACTGTTAAGGACGTATCTTTCCTGCTTGCACTCGCTCCTTGATTCTACTCCGTCGAAAGCCATTACGGGCCCTTATTTAGAAACAACAAAAATAGCAACTCCATTATGCCAATCTGAGTTTTGAAATCTGTTAATCGCACCTGTTTTTGGATCATAAGATTCAGGATAGGTAAATATTTCACATCTATGATGAACAGTAAGCTCCAAATCTTTAAGTGCTTTATTTGTACCTCGTTTAGGACCACCCCAATTCCAGTCATCAACAAGAATAATAGACACATCTGCTAATGAATCATAAGCCCTAATTAGTCCTTGATACTGATCTTCTTCCTTATGCGGCCCGTCAAAAAAATATACATCAATCGGTTCGAGCGTTTTAAAATCAAAAGTATTAAAATCACCTTCAAATAATTTAATATTATTCTCGAATTGAGTTTTACTAAAACCAGACACAGATGCAGTTGCACTGACATTTTGACTGAGTTTCATTTTAGTATTTTCATCAGAAAATTGTGACCAATTATCTAGTGTTGATATCATTTTAATTTTTGTATTCTTATACAATGCAGAACACAAAGTTGATCCAGTGTGAGCGCCGACTTCTGCGTATCTCACATTCTCAATGGAAGCTACATTATTTAAAAAGTGTCGCCATTTTCTTCCAGACATTCCAAACATTCCTAGGATTGCGCTGGACGCATCTGTGCCGTCAGATAAATTAGATTTTTCTAATCTAGCGTCTTCTAAAGATTTAGTAACCAAGTCATAAGCTTGATTTGCATTTTCAAATATTCCTTTCATGTATGCTCCTTATACATGAATATTATACTAAGAAAAGATAGAATTTATTATTATGTTTGTTATTTATTGCAATGAAAAACAATATAAAATAGCAACATGAATAAAGATCTATATGTTATACAAGCAGATATAACCGGTGCAATTGGTTTTACAAGAAGCAATTATAATTTTGATTCTATTAATTCACCCAAAGTTGCAAAGGAGCTGATAGACGCTTTTGTCTTTACATCTGGAGAATAGTAGATGTCAAATCCTCCGTTTTGCAATTCAATAAAATATGAAACACAATCATCAATTTCATTTTCGATCTGTTTTCTAGTGTTGGTCGACCAACTCAAGTGTTCAGCAAATTGTTCAGCAAATACATCTGGATTAAGCACAATTGCAGTAATCTTCCAATTGTCGACAAAAGATTCGATATAATTTTCACCACTTTGCCGCCAATTAAATCCATCTTTGATTTTTCCAAGTGCTTCAAGTGCATGGGGCAGAAGAATTTTAGACTTTGCATATTTCAACATGCTAGGTGGATGTGGCTGATGATGCATTGACTCACCTGGCTGTCTATTAAATCCACTATTTTTTCTGTATCCACCAACTGGAGTAACGTCAACCTGTGAAAATACTGTCGAGTATACATCGCCTCTATACATCGATGTAACTGTTCCAGAGATTTTAAAGCCTATAGGTGATGTTACATGCAGTGTATCCCAACCACTTAAACTAGATTGCTTTTTTGGTATTGCAATTGCAGCTAATTCATCACGAGAGGATCTACGTATATAATTACCAGTCATTTTTTTCAAATTTTGCAGTGGCCCTAACTGTTCACTGTCACTTGCAAAAGCACCAAGAAAATGATAAAAATCCCAGTCTTTCTTGTGGGGTTGGAAATATTTCATGAAAGTTGTTTTTAGATTTTTAACTTTTTTAACTGCTTCACGCTCTTCCGGCCTCATTGTTAGTAGCTTCTGCTCTCTTGCTAAATGATCTATTTTGTGTTCAACTAGTTCAAAAATAACAAATTTTATTATAAAGCCGACAAGATTATGAAGGTTAGGAGCGTTCCGATGGCTAGATGGGTCTATATAATTCGTGAAGTGGTAAGTATCACCTTCAATAAATGCATCTTTGAAAGCCTGTCCTGACCAATCAGCGTCCCATTCGTATTCTGACATGTCATATGACCAACTATCTCCAAAAATACTTCTCATAAACTCACGTTCATTATTAGATCGAAAATATGTACCCGGACCAACATCTTCAAAGAATGCTGCCATAATATCTTGCATAGACCATTTAGCAAAAGTGCTTTCAATTGCACCACGTGTCCATTCTCGAAGATTGTTTATAAATAGATCAGTTTCGCTTCTAGAGAAAGTCCCACTGACCTTGTTATTCCATTCCAGGAATATTCTTTCATATGCTGGTGACTTGCCGGAATCAATATATTCTAAAATATCATTTTTAAAATTTTCACTCTTGTAATCATTTAGCATATAAGCTTTAGTTCGCTTTAAAGACTCGAGTATGATTTTTCTTAATTGTCTTCTTGTTATTTTCATCCTTATCCTTAGTGTATACTTTATAATTATTGTTTATTAGATTAAATAACAATATAAAATAACAACATGAAAAAAGATTTATACGTCATACAGACAGATGTAACTGGTGCAATAAAAATAGGAATAAGCAATAATCCTAAGAGTAGGTTGCGCCAGCTTCAAACCGGCTCCCCATATAAACTTAAGCTGCTCACTATAGTAAATGGTAGAGGCGACCTAGAAAGGTCTCTGCATGCATCCTTGAAGCCTTATAAAAAAGCATGTAAGGGAGAATGGTTTGATTTTGATTGTACAGGCTCATTTCCTGATTGGCTTAGTGAGATGATCGATTGGGACGTGGCAAATGTTTGGTGGGAAAAACAAACCTAATTGTTTTTGTTTCCTTCACTTGCGTATTTCACACCCATAATAGTGCCTATTATACTAAAAGAGTTGGTTAGTAATATGCCAAATAAATTACTCCAAGTATTCCCTATAATTGTTAGATCTCTATTTGTAAACATTGCAAACATAAAAAGCAGCGTTGTGAAAACACCTACGCCCACAATAATCCACAAAGCAACTTGTACTATCTTGCCAATTAACTCAAACTGAGTTTTCTTTTGTATTAAATCCAAGTCAGTTAATGCTGCGTCTTTAGCTTCGTCTGCTTTCTTGACTGCCTCTTTAAGATCGATCATTAAATTTTCATTTTCTTCTTGTGAAGTAATTAATTCTCTGTTTTGAATTTGAACTTGTTTTGTCACTTCTAAGCGCTTCTTTCTATTCTCGATATCTTGCTTTTTTGCATCTAATAAGTACTTTTTAAAAGATTCGTCATCTTGCGCATCAATTAATTTTATAATATTCCCCTCGAGGAAAACATTTCGATTATCGCCTGTCTCAATTAATTGTCTTTTATCATCGGTACAAAGTTTGATCATTACTTGTAGACTTTAAAGGGTGCTGTTCTACTTTTGTAACCTTCATAATCATCTCTAAACGCTTCTAAGCGAGGCTCAATGTCATCAGACTTTACGATCCAGAACTGGGCACCTGCATGTAAACTCTTATCTATTTCTTCTTGATCTACTGAAGAACTAATAATTCCCACAACAACGCCGTTGCCGTATTCATAATTTATTTTTTGAATTAATTCAATTCCATCAAAAGAAGAACCAATAATATTTAAGTCCACAAACACACATTCTGGCTTACCTTTCGAATCAGTCTTCCACTGTTCAAATAAACGAGCTGCTTCATCAGAAGATGTAATGCTTTGTAGATCTAAAGTTATATCTAGTAAACTACACGCATCTTCAAA